GGAAGCATTTTAACTAATAGTGTTTCCATAACAGGATCTGCATAATGTGAATAAGTATTGGGTATTTGTTGATCCGACCATGTTCCAAATATACCTGAGTCAGCTATAATATTATTATCATACATAAATTTAGCTGCATCACGTTTAAGTAAAAAATAATTAAATACGAAATTTGCTAACTCGTATGATACTGCACCTTTTATAACTTGATATTTATTGAAAGCCATGTTGTATAAAATTAAAACTTACTGATATTCTTATATCATTTGATTGATTAGGTTCAACACTATGCCAAAGATAAAAAGGAAACATTATAATTCTACCCTCAACAGGCTCTAAATGAACTTCTCTCCACAAATGTTTTGGTGGTTGACCTTTTTTTCTTGTAGGCATATTTAATTGTACTCCTGGTCTGGGGTCATTGCAAACTAACTTACCAGATTCTTTTGGAGCTTTTATATAATAAACACCACTAAATAAACTATTAGGATGTATGTGTGGAGCATTAGATCCACCTGGCGGGTTTATGTTAGCCCACATATTACCTAACATGGGTTCTCTATCTAGCCATTCTTCTTTCCATATATCATTCATCATTACAAACAATTCATTTACTAAAGGTTTGTATACAGGTATCTTATGCATTCCTGTTGTAGAGTGCCAACCATTACGATTTGTTTTTTTAACACCAGGATCTTGTTTAGACCATTTAACTATTTCATTGGCAAATAATTGATTGTCTAATTTTACATCTTTACCATATATCGTTGTTGGAAAAAATTGTTCTTTAATCATCTAAATGGTTTACCTCCAAACCAAACAACTAAAGATTGTCTAAGACCACGTTTAACTGGTTGCACTCTATGATTTATAAAAGATGCAAAAGCTATTGCATGACCCTGTTTAAGTTCTGCATACTTTCCTGGTGCACCTATCTCTAAATGCCCACCTTCAAACTCTGAAGGATCATTTAATAATAGTGTCATAGATATTTTTCTAACAGGTGGTTCATGAGCCATGTTTGTATCACAATCCATGTGCCAATCATAAAACCCTCCTTCTGGATACTCTGTAAATTGTGCGTTTTCTGTAATCCTAATATCATCAAAACCAAAATGATTTTCATTTGTTTTTTGTATAAATTTATAAAGGTCTTCATACATATGACTCATTTCTTTAAATGGAATCCAAGATATAGTTGTAACTCTTTTACTTGTATCTGTTCCACCACCAGGTTTACCCATACCAACTTGTGCTTTTTGCGGTGGTTGACGTCTACCACATTCTATAATTTGTCTACATTGATCTGGAGTAAATAAAGGTGTTGTTGTTTGTATTATCCAACTTTTCCATTTTGGTTCTGTTATAATTTTATTTTCGTACATTAACTTACTCCTCTATTTTTAATTGGGTCATACTGCACATCCATATTTGCTGCAAGAGTTCTTCTCCACCCAGGTCCATTAAATGGATAAACACAATGTCTCATGTCATACGGAAAAATATAAAAATCTCTTTCTTTAATTATTGGTTGATAATCTACATTCGCAAATTGGCCAGAAGCTGAACCTAACATTTGTAGTCTACCGTTTTGTGGTACATCTGATGCAGAATACTCTACACCAAAACTTTTTGGTAGCTTTAAAATCATAACACTAGATAGACCTGTTGTCAGTGTTCCTTGATGCACGTGCACTGGATTGTATTCGTTTTCAAACATTTGATTAATCCACACGGAATTAAAATGCATATTATAACCTTTTACTTTATTCCATTCTAAATAATGTTTAAATTTTTCAAAAAACCACACTAATATATTTTTAGGTAAATAATTATGTCTAGTCATTTTTTCTGTATTTTCACCATCATAAAATAAACTATGTTCTTTTTCTATTTTACCAACCAATTGTTTATTAGCAGGTTTAAGTTGTGTGTATTTATTTTCATATGTTGAATTAATTATATGAAATATTTCTAAAGGCACTTGGTACCTTAAAACAGATTGACCTAAAAAAACAAAATTAAAATCTGATGTGTCCATATTTTTGTTTAATCCTTTCTGGTATTTTATTTATATAGGGATTATATTTTTTTTTTATTTCTGTCCTAATAGTGTGCATATTCTTTCCAACTACTGTATCATCATAACCAATACCATTTATATTTATTTGTTTCAAGTCTTTGAATGTATGATTAAAATAAGGCATATTTATAAATTCGTATACTCTACGTATTTCTTTTTCTGGTTGTGTAACTAAGTCATCGTATTTTATATAAAGACACATCCCAGGATAATTATAAGAATTTTTTATAGCTTCTAACTCTTTAGCAACAGCGCCATTTTTATTCATAATCCTGCCTAATTTTTCCTCATCATTTTTTAGATTATATCTATTAGGAAAAGCATCAGGATTTTCTGTATACCATTTCATATAACTAGCTAATACATCCATTAAATCTCTAAGTAATACAATACACTTAAAGGGTCTTTTAAAATGTTTTTGTATTAACGCTAAATTATTAATAGTCATAACAGGGCCTCTGTCTATAATTATTCTTTGTGGCCAATCCTTATAATAGGTATCATATACGATATCTAATACGTTATCCAAAGATCTGTGATCTGGGTAGTTTTTAAACACGTCATTTGTTTTTAACAAAAGTAAATCTTTCATTATTTCTAATGTAAGAGAGTTAGGTGTTGTAGCTATATCAGGATTCTGATTCATAATAGATGCGAACAGGGTATTTCCTGATCTTGGCATTGCTATTAAAAAAAATAATTTTTTATTTTTCTTTTGCTCCGAGGTCACTAGTTAATTGCTCTTTCTTGTTGTAAATCATTTCTCCTGATTTTTTAACTCTTTCTATACTTTTTAATTGACCTAAAACATTAAACACTTCAGGTTGACTAGAACCTGATGTTAATGTCTCTGCTTTATTTTTCATTATTAAATGATAAGAATCTAATTGGTGTCTATTAACATCTTGAGTATCAAATGTTCCATCATTAAATTCTTTTTTCAATGTAGACCAAAGTTTAATTTCTCTCATTCTATCTTTAGCAATAAGTTGCATATTAGCTAAACCATATCGCTCTTCATCTAAATCTATTTGATACTTTGTTAATTTATAATCGTCTTGTTCTGTCTCAATCTTTTTTTCTAACCATTTAATTTTTGCTTCTTTACGTCTACAATCAAATGATAAACTCATTAAATTTTCTAAAAATACATTTTGTTCTCTAACACACTGCCAATACTTTGCAGCTTTTGTTGGATACTTCATGTCTTGTAAAACAGACATTCTCATTTCTGTTTCTGTTCTAAATACTTGTTTCTTAGTCCATGTGTCTCGAAGCTCGGCTGTCATTTCTTTAAACGCCTTTACATCATTTGGGTCCAATAAATTATTTAAGCTAGGTGCTTCTTTTTCTATAAGTGCATGTATATTTCTTTTTTCTGTCATAATAATCCTTTCATTCAGCAATATATACTTTATTAACTAGTTGTCAATGTCTTAGTAGCTACAGCTGCACCATTAAATTCTTCTGTTGCAGTAAGAGGATTTGATGCATCTCTGCCAGCTGCAACATATGCTGCAGTAGCAGTTCCTGATCCAACTGCCTGTGCTCTTGGATTTGAAGCAGATGCTGGTGAATTGCTCCAACTAGTTCCGTCCCAAGTTTGAACAACACCTCCATAGTTAGTTGGACCTGCTGGATTTGGTCCAGTCATTAAAACACTAGCGGATACTGTCCCTTGGTGTGCTGAAGCTGCATTTGCTGTTGCTAAATTATTTGTAGTAGTCCAACTAGAACCATCCCACTCTATGGAATCTGT